CTGGTTTTATTAGCACAGCAGATACTGATGTATCAAACTATTCTCAAATTATTTTTGTCGATAGTTTATATAATGGCGATTATGAAATATTTGACGTTACAAATGATACATTTAATTTCTCACCTAAAGTTCCTGAAATTTTAAATTATAACGATACAGATTGTGAGATAATCGAGTATTCTACAAAATCAAAAAATGTCAATGGTGGAATTAAGAATGTTAGAATGTTATCCAGTGGATTTAATTATAAAAAAATACCAATATTTAAGGGTGTAATCTCAGAGAAAGGAACTAATGCTAATTTAGTGGCTGAATCAAAAAATATAGGTAAAATTGAAAATATTAGAGTATTAGATATTGGTTACGAATATTCAACCGACAAAACTTTAGAACCTGAAGTTTTCATTCCTTCGATTCTCAACATAGATAATTTAGATCAAATAAGTGATGTTGAAATAGTAAATGGTGGTTCAGACTACACTACACCACCAGGTTTAATACTTTTCAACCCTACTACAAACACTATTGTAGATAGTGTCTCTTTAGATCCAAAAGTACCTAATCAATCCATATCTGCAGTTGATGTTATTGCACCAATAAATGGATTGGATTCAGTTGAACACAAAATTTTTGCGATTAATAATTCTAATGGTATAGGAATTAATTCAATGCAAAGTAGTTCTGCAGGATTAGTTACTTGTTTCTTAGAAACACCATTTAATGGTTTCCTTGACCCACAACCATTTAAAGTTGGAGATGAGATTTATGTAGAAGGAATACAAAGAATTGGAGAACCAGCAATAACAGGATTAGGCACGGGTACAAGTAATGCAAACGGTAGTAGTGGAGAGATTCTAGGAGATGGATTTAACTCTGCTGATCATAATTTCCAGTTCTTTAAAGTTGAATCTTATACTCCAGGCACCACTACTATTCTAAAATATAGTGTGGCGGGTGTTACTACAAATCCAGGTATTGCAAAATCATTCCAATCTGGATATGCGTCAATCATCAACAAAAAAAATTATCCAGATATACGTCCAATTACAATTAGAGGTGTATTTCAAGAAAATGAAACTGTTACATTAAATGGTAACGATTCTGATTTAAAAATTGTAGAAATTAGAGATGACTATGTTAAATTAGATGGATTAGAAATTGTCAAAATAGGTGATAGAATTACAGGAAATGTAACAGGTGTATCTGCAGAAATAGTTAACTTAAAAAATAATTTAGCTAAATTTAAAATTGATTTCTCAAGTCGTCAAGATATTGGATGGATTGATGATATTGGTAAGTTAAATGATGATACTCAAGTGACTCCAAATAATGATTACTATCAAAATTTATCATATTCAGTAAAGAGTCCTATTGCTTGGGATGATTTCTCAAATAGTTTGAATAGCATAATACATCCTGCAGGTTTGAAAAATTTCTCTGATACTTTTGTAGAAACTAAAACTAACGTTGGTGTAGGTGCTACCAGAGGTTCGGTAGAAACTCTAATACTCGATATAATTAGTGACGATAATAGAGTTGATGCTATTAATAACTTTGATAATGCATTAGATTTTAATAGATTAGATAACAAAACTAAAACTTTAATATTATCCCAGAAAAAATTAACTAACTTTAATAAGTGTATTTCAAATAGAGTTCTTATTCATGATGATGTAAGTGATGAGTTTTCAAGTGTGGGATTTGCAAATAATTCAACCATTTTGAATGAAATTAATGGAAAATTTGTGCATTATTTAATTCAAATAGTTGATCCTGATACCAATGATGTACAATTAACTGAACTAGTAATCCTAACAACTGAAGAAGATGTTTTATTAGTTGAAAAATCAACAGATAGTGCTGGAGTAGGTTTAGATAATGTTGATGGAAATCTAAGATTAGGAACTTTTGAAACAGAGATAAAAACTGATGGAACAAAGAATTTACTATTTAATCCTAGTGAAAAATTTACAAGAGATCATGATATTAAAATGATCAAAACTTTCTATGACACTGATTCTGTAGGAGTTACAACCAGTGTTATTGGAAGTATAAAATTAGTAAGTGCAAATGTAGGAATAGCATCCGCTACAGTCGGTTTTAATACTACTACAGTTGCAGAATTTAATAAAGATGAATTCAATGGATTTTATGCAACTATTTTTGTACAAGATTCAGTAACCAAAGAAATTAATTATAATGAAATAACAGTTGATTTTGATGGTGTAGATACAACCACTGCACAAGTTTATATTGACGATGGAGGTGCTGTTACTACAAACACTGTTGGTGTTGTGACAACTAGAATGGAAAATGATATTATTAAGTTGCAAATTGAAAATGATAGAGTTACAACTCTTGACGCAAAAGCAAATATAGTCGGTTTAGGAACAACAACTGCAGGTATTGGTACTTACAGATTTTTATCATCAGGACAACCCATAGGTGCTGAGAGAAGTGCTAGATATGAATCCACTTATAATGTTGGTACAGGGACTTCTATTGCCTTTGCTAACCTTGACAAATCATTAGATAGTTCTATCAAATCAATGGTTAGAGTATCCACAGGACAAACCTCAGCTATTCATCAGATTGTTGCTGTTAGAGATGCTGTAGATGTTTTAGTCGTACAATATCCATACGTATCATTAGGTTCAACATCTGGTATTGGTTCCTTCATATCAGATACTAATGGTGATAATATATCATTACTTTTTGTTCCTGATGCTGAATTTACTGACGAAGTTCAAGTTCAATCTTACAATCAAATTCTATACACAGCGAGTGATTTTGATAACATACCAGGAATTTTAACATATGGTTCTGTAGAGCAAGATATTTTATTATCAACATTTGATGGATTAGAGGGTAGAAGAGCAAATAAAACCAAATTTGATTTAAAATATCAAGGTACACCAATATACAGTAAAACATTCAACCCCGATGGTGCTGGTCTTGCAAAATCTACAGGAATATTCACTATACCTAATCATTTCTTTGAGACAAATGAAGAAATTACATATGAACCATCAACAACATTTATTGGAATCGCTGCAACAGCAGTATCAATAGGTTCAACAGTAAATAATGCTGGTGTTACTACTGATATTTTACCCACAACTGTATTTGCAAAATACATAGACGAAAATAAATTCCAATTATTCCCAACAAAAGAAGATATTACTTCTGGTATTGCAATAACATTCACTGGCATCGGTGCTGGTAATGCACACAAATTAAATATGTCTAATAAGTTATCTAAGACAATTATTGGACTAGATGGTGTTGTACAACAACCTATTTCATTTACAGATTTAACTTATACTTTGGATGTTAGCATTGGTGCAGGAATAACACAATTCTCAATGAGTGGAATCAGTTCAATATCAACATTTGACGTATTGAAAGTAAATGATGAATATATGAAAATTATTGAGGTTGGTTTCTCAAGCACATCAGATGGTAGTGGAAAGATAGATGACCAATTAAATGTGTCATTAGGAATTTCAACTATACCAACGGTCAGAGTTGAAAGAGGTGTTTTAGGAATTGCTGCTACCTCACATACTAATGGTGACAATATTAGGGTACATAGAGGTTCATTTAATATTATTGATAGTTCGATTCATTTCATTGATCCACCTAAAGGAAATACTCGTTCAAGAAGAACCGATAGTGAAATACCTTTTGTGAAAGCAAACTTTAGTGGTAGAACTTTCTTGAGAAAAGATTACTCTACAAATATGCTATTTGATGACATCTCAGATAATTTTACTGGACTTACCACAGCATATGATTTAAAAGTTGGTGGAGCACATACAACTGCAGGTGGAATTGGAAATGGGGTTGTATTCATCAATGGAGTTTTCCAAACACCAGATACTAATAATAATACAGGAAATCCAAATAATTATAGCGTTGGTATTGACACAGTTGCTGGAATTTCAACTATTAAATTTACAGGTATAACATCAGAGAATGGTCAATTTATAGTATCAGACTCCGATATCAATCAAAATCAAATACCTAGAGGTGGTCTTATTGTTTCTCTTGGTTCTACAGAGGGTTTAGGATATGCTCCATTGCATGGTGCTAAAGTAAGGGCAGAGAAAAATAGTGATGGTGAATTAACAGGTATTGTAGGTATTGGTACATCATCAGGATTTAACATAGGTATTCAAACTGCTGAGTATGATAATATAACTGGAATTATAACTGTCACAACTAATGATGTTCATGGATTTGCATTAGATAGACCAACTTCAGTTAAGTTAAAGGGATTAGAATTTAAATGTCCTAAGACCGTAGTTGGACAACCTACAAATGCTACTTACGACGGTGTAACTGGTATCTCTACAATAACAATTGCAAATCATGGGTTAGTAAATGGTGATGCTGTAGTTCTTGAAACAGATTCAATCGGGTTCACATGTACATTAGACAGTAATGTATCAACCAAATACTATCCAAGAGCAACTGACCCTGCTGCAAATCAATATTTAACAGTAAGTAACGTTACTACAAATACATTTAGAGTAAATGTTGGTGCATCTAATCCAGGTGATGTTTATCCTCATACCTTTGTTTCAGCAACTGCTACTGCAGTTCAAACAATTGGTGGTGGTGGATATGTTGGAGTTACAACAACTATCTTCCAAGATCATGAAAGACCATTATTCGTTGTTGGTATTGTATCTGAGAGAAGTTTTGAGGTAATAGCAGGTGCCAGCACTATACCACATACTTATCAAGGCGGTGGTCACGTATATGAATTCTATGAAGATTTAACATTTGGTTCTGGTTATCGTGGTGGTAGTGTTTCGATTGGAGTTACTGATATAGCATATGAGCATAAATTTGTAAGTGCTGGTATTGGTTCAATTAGAAAAGGAACTTTTGCTGGAGACGCATTTACTGCAACTGATGCAGTTTATGAATCACATTCAGGACAACTTGTTCTTACAATACCTAATCACGGTTTATCAACTAGCGATACAGTTGGTATTGATACTGGTGGATTAGTATTCAAGTGTTCTAAGGACAATTTCTTCTCAGATCATCCATATCCTCGTGCAGTATCTAAGACAAGTTTCCCTAACTCTGATCCTATCGCTGGCATACAAACTGCAATAACAGAGACTACAACAAATACAATTACCATTAATGTTGGTTCTGGTGGTGGAGGTGGAACTGGTGCCACTGTAGAGGCAATAGTGGGTGTAGGAGGCACACTTTCATTTACAATTACAAATCCTGGTACTGGATATGTAAATCCACAAATTAATATACCCGAACCAACCTATGAGAATCTTGAAGTTGTGGGTATATCTAGATTAGGAATTGGTGATACTACTGATACTGGATCAAACTTACTCTTAAATGTTGGAGTTAGTGCTGCGTCAACTACTGTTGGGATTGGTTCTACAACATTCCAAATAAAAGATTTTGAAATTGCAAGAGCAGGACATTCTTTCAAGAAAGGAGATAAATTTAAACCTGTAGGATTGGTGACTGCTGCTCATCTTTCTGCTCCAATACAGGAATTTGAATTAGAGGTGTTGGAGATATTCAACGACAAATTCTCTGCTTGGCAATTTGGTGAAATTGATGCGATTGATAGTATTAAAATACTTCAAGATGGTGTAAGAACAAGATTCCCATTATTCTTTAATGGTGAGTTACTAAGTTTTGAAAAAGTTTTAAGTGATCCTAGATCAGCGTTAATTGATCTAGATGCTGTATTGCTAATTTTCATTAACGGTGTATTGCAAAAACCTGGTGAAGCATATCAATTCCAAGGTGGAACTACCTTTACATTTACAGAACCACCTACTGGAGAATCTACTGCTGGTCTCAATGATAATGATAAAGTGGATATTTACTTCTATAAAGGGATTGATGGTATAGATGTACAAATTGAAAATGTCTCTGAGACAATAAAAATAGGTGATAATTTAAGAGTTTTTGAAAATCAAAATTTACTTGGAATAACCACATCACAACAAAATGAAAGAATAGTAAAAGAAATTCTTAACACAGACATACTTGATACTGACATTTACACAGGACTTGGTATTGATGAAGTTAATGAGAAACCAATAAGATGGACTAAACAAAAAACTGATTTTAAAATTAATGGTCAAGTAATTGATAAATCCAGATCTATATTAGAACCTCAAATTTATCCTACGTCAAAAATAATTGGTGATTTATCAACCATATCAGGAAAGGGCACTGCAACAACTGATGGAATATTTGTAGACGATGCCATCTCCTTGTTCTATGAAAATAAGTATGGAATTTCAGTTGATTCTGTTGATGCGTTAATAACATCTGGGGAAATTAACGTAGGTGCATCTGCAACAGCAATTGTGTCTGCAGCGGGTACTATAACAGATATTAATATTACAAATGCTGGTAGTGGGTATGATAACGCTACAGTAAAAATTAGTAATCCACATTTAGGAATAGGTACATTTATACAGTCCAATGGAACAGTTGGAATAGCAACCACTGCAACAGCAACTGCTACTATAACAAATGGTTCAATATCAAGTATTGATGTTACAAATGCTGGATTTGGATATTCAAACTTAAATCCTCCTCAAGTTATCATTGATCTACCTAAATTTAAAACAGAAAAAATAACTGGATTTACTAATTTCCAAGGTTATACTGGAATAATAACTGGTATAACTCAAACTACTAGAAGTGGTGGAGGTCCAGCACTTAAATTTGAATATACTGCAGTAGTTAGAAATAGTAGTGGTAAATTAATAACTGCTGATGCAAATACATTACAGCAAGGTTATCCAATTCTAATAACCAATACAAAAGTTGGAAATGGACTTACATCTGTAGAACCTGGTAATTCATCTATCGTAGGTATTGGTACAACCTTCCTAGATAATGTTTACGTTGTTCATTCTATAACATCAAACGGTTCAAGTGGAAGTGTTATATGTCATGTTCATACAAATAGTTCTGGTTCTATCAACGGTATTGATGAGGAAGGATTCTTTGATCCTAACTTTACTGGTTTGACTACAAGTTTAGGAACTCTAAGTTGGGGTAGATTATATGGTAATGATGTTGAACGTTCAAGTAATCCAATATCTATTGGTGTTACTGGACTAACTGTCAATAGTGGACTTACAACTTTCCCAACAATACAAAGAAAGAGTTATGATAATGTTGGTGAAACAGGACACAGAAATAGTGGTTCAATAAGAGCTGTTATAACTTGATGTAGTAAACCCCTATAAATAGAAAGAAAAGTACAGATACGATGTCAGCAATTGTTACTGATCAATTTAGAATTTTAAATGCCAATAATTTTGTAGAGTCGGTAGAGGATACAAATAATTCATACTATGTATTTTTGGGATTATCTAACCCTACTGGCACAGAAAGTTTAGTGGGATATGGTAGATCAAGTGGTTGGAACACAAAAACTCCAGCACCAACTGATAGTTTTGCCTATCAAAGACATAGTGGTGATACAATGATGTTTGGTAAAAAAATATCATCCGCTAATATTAGAAGACTTATAAGAAGAGTAGATTGGGTCTCTGGCAATAGATATGAAATTTATAGAGATGATTATAGTCCAACTAATCAAAGTCCATTAACAAAATCGAATAGATTATATGATGCAAATTATTATGTAATGAACTCTGATTTCAAAGTTTATATTTGTATTGATAATGGCTCTTCAGGAACTAATCCATTGGGTAATGTATCACAAGATGAACCTACATTTACAGATTTAGAACCTTCAAAAGCAGGTAATAGTGGTGATGGATACAAGTGGAAATACTTATTTACAGTATCTCCAAGCGATATCATCAAGTTTGATTCAACTGAATTTATTACTGTTCCTAATAATTGGTCATCATCAACAGATTCTCAAATAAGATCTGTAAGAGAAAATGGAAACTCTAATGTAAATTTAAACCAAATAAAACATGTATACATTGAAAATGGTGGTACAGAGTATAAAAATGGGTTATCTCAAGAAGTGAACATAGTTGGTGATGGAGAAGGTGCAAAAGCAAGAGTTGATGTTGTTGGTGGAAATATCACGAACGTAATAGTGAGTGCTGGTGGAAAGGGATATACCTTTGGTATGGTTGATTTAGCGGGTTTAAATTCAAATGTTCCAGTAAATGGAAAAGCAAAATTAATACCTATAATCCCACCTGCTAGGGGTCATGGAGATGACATTTATAGTGAATTAGGAACTGATAAAGTTATAATTTATTCTAGATTTGATGATTCTACAAAGGATTTCCCAAGTGATACTATATTTGCACAAGTTGGAGTTGTAAAAAATCCAACTAAATCTGGAACTGACACCATATACACTGATAATACATTTTCATCATTACAAGCAGTGAAATTTGTTTCTGTGAGTGGTACACCAATAGTTGGGGAGAAAATTACACAATTATTAACTGTGAGTCCAAACGGAGGAAAAATTGCTAAAGGTTATGTATCATCTTATGATAAAGATACTAAAGTTTTAAAATACTTTAGAGATAGGTCACTCTATTTTAATACCACCACTTATGATCATACAGATTATGTTGGAGTAACTACATCCAGTAGAATCTATCAATTTGAGAGTGCAAGTACAGCGAATAACTTTAGTGGTGAAGAATCAGGTTTTTCAGGTGAAATTCAACTTAGTTTCTCAGGTATTACAACCAATCCAACTGGAACTAAATTAATCAATTTAGGAACAAGATTCAACGCAGGGTTATCTGAATCTGAGATAAATAAAGGGTCGGGACAAATAATTTACCTAGATAATAGACCAGAAATTGTAAGAAGCACTCGACAAAAAGAGGACATTAAAATCATACTAGAGTTCTAAAATGCCACAAAAGACAAATCTAAATATAAGTCCTTATTATGACGACTTTGATAAGGCGAAAAATTTTTATAAAGTTCTTTTTAAACCTGGAAGTCCAGTACAGGCAAGAGAATTAACTGGTTTACAATCAATATTACAAAATCAGGTTGAATCGTTTGGAAAACATATTTTCAAAGAAGGTTCGATGGTCATACCAGGTGGCATTGAGTATGATACATCTTATTTTTCTTGCAAAATTAATCCAAATCATCTTGGTTTAGACGTTTCAATATACTTAGATAGTTTAATTGCAAAAAATAATGGTAAGGGTGTAAGAGTTAGGGGTCAAAATTCTGGTATTGTTGCAACTATAAAAAATTATGTTCTTCCACCAGAAGAAGGTGTTACTGAACCAACTATTTTTGTAAAGTATAATGAATCTGGAACTGATTCATTAAGTTCATTTTATCCAAATGGTGAAGTTTTAATTTTGGAAGAAAGTGTAACTTATGGAAACACTACTTTAAATATTGGCGAAACTATATTAACTTTAGCATTAGAAAATGCTTCTGCAACAGGTTCTGCCTTTGGAGTAAGTGAAGGTGTATATTTTGTTCGTGGAACTTTTGTTGATGTGTCAACATCATTGATAATATTAGATCCATATATTAACAATCCGTCCTACAGAGTAGGATTCGATATACTTGAAGAAGTCGTAAATGCTAATGATGATCAATCTTTATTTGATAATGCAAAAGGATTTACTAATTATGCTGCACCAGGTGCTGACAGATTTAAAATATCAGTTAAATTAGCTAAAAAACCTCTAAATGATTTTAATGATACTTCTTTTATTGAATTATTCAAGGTTAATCAAGGTGTAACTAAGAAACTACAAGATGATTCAGTATACTCGCAGATTAAAAAATATTTTGCTAAAAGAACTTATGATGAGTCTGGAAACTATGCAGTTGAACCATTTCGTGTTAATTTGCAAAATTCACTAAATGATGAGATTGAATCAGATGGATTATATACTGAAGACCAATTAACCGATGAAGGTAATAAACCCTCAGAGGATACTATGTGTGTTAAATTATCACCTGGTAGAGCATATGTGAAGGGGTATGGTGTATATTTAAATGGTACAACTGTTTTAGATGTTGATAAACCAAGAGATGTCAAAGATATACCCTCTGCATCTATACCATTTAGTATGGGTAGTTTACTTCGAGTGAATAATGTTCTAGGAACTCCATATATTAATTTGGGTGGAAATGATACAAATGTTGTTGGACTTTATAATCAAAGAAGAAGTGGTTCAACATCTTTACCTACTGGAATAAAAATAGGACAGGC